GGGATGTAGTGTAATGGTAACACACCAGACTTTGACTCTGATATCGTGGGTTCGAATCCCGCCATCCCAGCCACGTCAGATATTTTCTGCCGGTTTCGGCTTCCCGCAAGCGGAAAGCCTGCACCTCTGAAAACATCTTCCTTCTTCAGCCGCGAATCGCTTCGCTGGATTCGCGTCTGAGTATTTGTTGGGTGCGAATCTCTCGTCGGATTCGCGTCTGAGTATTTGTTGGGTGCGAATCTCTCGTCGGATTCGCGTCTGAGTATTTGTTGGGTGCGTCTGATGTTTTGGATAGCGGATAACTTTTCACACCGATATGCCCCAGTAGCTCAGTAGGCAGAGCACCTGCCTTTTAAGCAGGGTGTCCGGGGTTCGAATCCCCGCTGGAGCACCAAAAGGAAACCATTGAAATTTCAAGAAAACCTTGATTTTTCAATGGTTTCTTCGTTTTTCTTTCGGCGCGCTCCGGAACATTTTGAGACGCAAACTGTTGTCAAAAGTGTTGTCAAAATTCAAGGTCAAAAACAACTTCACAGATAAAGAAAATGGCGCTGCCAGTTAAGGCAGCGCCATTGCTTTATTTATCTTCGTCCGCTTTTTCTTTCAGCTTTTTCAAGCTGCTGATCAGAAACTTCGGCACCGGTGCGCCCAACCGCGCCGCGTTTTCGATGATGCTGCCCAGTTCCGTTACAATGTACCAGATAGCCACCAGCGGCAGAAACGCCGACTTGTACTCAAACGGCAGCTCAAACCCCAGGTCGCCATAATTCACGATTTCTGCGAGCGCCACATCCAGCAGTAGTGCCACGAGCATGGCCACGATGCTGCCCAGCTTGTGCCACAGCCCCGCACGCGCGACTGCGCTGTCCCACGTTCCTGTCGACAACGCTGCCCACGAGCCGGTCGCATAGTCCAGGACCATTGCAACCAGCCAGATCACCACAAGCCAGCCTGTCCACCCCCAGAACGCCGTCATGCCGGCCAGCACGGCCGAGATGGCTGCCTTCAGCTCCATTGCTTTACTCGGTGCATTCATATGTATTCCTCCATTTTTATTTATCCATGTTCGCCGCAATCACCAGCGTGCGCAGCATGTCCATGGACAGGTCCAGCTTGCCATCGCCCACGCCAGCAAGCACACCGTCATCGACAAGCTTTTGCACAGTGTCCTGCGCCCACGCGGGCACGTCCATCACTTTGCCATCTACGATGCGACCATAGCGCGTATCGCGCATATGCCACATGATATACAGCATCCGCAGCATATCATCGCTCAGATCGAGTCTGCCGTCGCCCGTACCGGCGATCAGACCTGCGTCCATCATCTCTTTGATCGTGCTGCGTGCCCAGCCAGGCACGTCATCAATCGTGGTATACCTAATCATGTCATCATCCTCCTTGTCGTCATTTTCGTTCATTGCCTCGGCGACGTCGCGCCGAAAGCCGTCCATCGTGTAGCCCCTGCCGAGCTGCCGCCACAGGTGCTCCGGATCTGCGTGATCCGTGCCAATGCCCATCGCGCTCGCCTCCGCGTGCGAGATGATGTCGCTGCGTGGGTCAAGCCCAAACTGCGTGCAGAGCTGCGCAAACAGCGCGACCGCCGTGTTGTACGTGCCGGTCACCTGCGCGATTGCCCGCTTCCAGTCGGAGCACACAAATGACGCGCCGCCGATGTAGCGGATGCAGTCCGGCTCAGTCATCTCCACGCCGACGCTGTATGCGTTCGCTGCGCCGACGTGCATCAGTCGGCAATCCCACGGCGCGACCTGATACACCGTGCCGTCCGCCTGCAGCACAGCGTGCGCAAAGTACCGCGCCGTCTGCCACTGCCGCGCAAATACGGCAGCGCTCGGCTGCGGGCAGCCCACGCTGTGCAGCACCAGCTTGCGCACCGGGATTCTTGTATACTGCTGATACAGTGGGTTTTGCGTTACGTACGCTTCGATGATGTTAATCATGATGTAACCTCTTTTGATATGTGATTGTCATATGATGGCCTCCCGTCACAGCGCGCGGATGCGGTCTGCAAAGTCACAGGCCATGATCTTACCTGACTGACCGCTCTTGGTACGGATTGCGCTTGCGATGTCGACAAACAACTCGCCAAGGTTTTCTATGTACTGAACTTTCTGCGAATCCGCAAATGCCGTCACGTGCTTGTCCATCCAATCCTTGCTCGGCTCCAAACCAGCACCAAAGGCGGCTGTCAAGTCGATCAGCATACAACTTGTGAACCAAAACGTTTTGTTGCCGCCGTCGTTGTTGTTGTAGTCAAAGCGGCAAGGATATGACCCGTCCGCAAAGCTGGTGCGATCAAACACCGCCGACAAGCGCGTCCACGCGCCAGCAGCAGCGTTAAAAGCCATGTTTTGCGCTGCGCAAGGCTCGGCAACCGGCCAGTACCAGTCGCAGGTTCCCGTGACCGCAGCCTCAAATCGGATCTTAAATGTGACATAGTATTTGTGCGACGCGACCATGGCGTGCGACGCCGACGTCAGTGTTACCTCGCCCGCGCCGGAAGGGATAATCTTGATACTGGATGCCGCCCCGTCGCCCGGCGTGATGCTAGACAACTGCCACGAGCAGTTTCCACGCGTGGCCGGAAACCAACCTTTCCCGCTATTCGCTACTTGATTTGTAAGTGTCACATTAGTAGGCATATCGTTTCACCACCTTAATAGCTGCTGTTGATTGCTGCTACGATTGCAGTATCAACGTAGGACTTGATTGCGTTGGCAATCCCAAGATCGCCAAACAGTTCGGCGGGCGTGCGATAGTATACCCAGCCGCTGCCGTCCAGCACGGCGATCTTGCCCGGTGTACGTCCCAGATCGCTAGCGGCATTGGACTGTAGCCATGTACCGCAAAAATACTTGCCGTAGACGTTGCCGGTAAAAGTGCCGCCAGACTTGTCCATTTTGGCGTCAAGTGCAGTCTTGTCCGCCTTTGCATCCAACGCGGTCTTGTCGGCCTTGGCGTCAATCGCTGCCTTGACAGCTTTATTCTGCACCGGGTTCGTGCTGGACGCATCCAGCGTCGCGTCCACGATGGTTTTGTTTGCCCCCGCCTCGATGCCATCCAACTTAGTTTTATCCGCCCTGGACATCAGACCGTTCGCGCCTTCCGTTGCCACTGCCGTCCCAGCTTTCCCTGTCAGCGCAGATGTGATGACCTTGTTTTGGACGGGGTTGGTAGACGTGGCGGACAGCGCATCATCTATGTCGATGCCGCCGCTCGCTTCCAGCGCCGCGATTTTCGCCTTTACGTATTCCACTGTCGCGGCGGCATCCGTCTGCGCGTCGGTCGGGGTTTCCAGCCCGGCCAGCAGAACAAATACATTTTCCGGGCCACCGTCCAGCACCAGCGCGTAAGCGTTGTTTTCGGCTGTCGGCGTGATGTTGATCGTTTGGACACCGTCGGCATTGCGCGGCAGCAGTGTTATCCCATCGTAGATATACGGCCATTTTTCGCGAAGCGCGCCGATATTTTGACGCGCTCTAAGCTTCTGGTCGGATGTCAGTTTTTGCGTTTCATCATACCGAACAGAACCTTCTCCTGTCGGGATGTCTATAGTCACATCTTTTGAACCGTCAAACTGCGCGTTGGCAGCACCGGTGAATTTCAGGGCGCTGGGGGTTATTGCAAGCAAATCATATTCGGACTTTACCCATTTTGCACCCAAAGATGTACCGCCAACCGATGCAGTATACGACAGTCTTGTATTTGGGTTCCAACCATTGTCCTTTGTGATTTGGAAAATATACTTGGTGCTCCCATCACCCGGCAATTGCACTCGATACAACGGGATGATTGTATCCACAACCTTGATCGCGCAGGTGGTTGGAACACCTTTCAGTTTTTCATGCAACTGTGCAGGTGTAATGTCAAATGTCTCTCCATCCGTGGATGTAGCGACAACGTCGTACACACTGTCCAATTTTTTCTTATCGGCAGCGGACATCAGGCCATTTGCACTGGCCGTAGCAACGGTGGTATCCGCCTTATTATCCAACGCCGTCTTGTCCGCTTTGTTATCCAGCGCGTCCTTGACGGCCTTGTTCTGCACGGGGTTAGCAGACCCGGCGTCCAGCGTTGCGTCCACAACTGTCTTGTTCGCCCCAGTCTCAACATCGTCCAGCTTGGCTTTGTCGTCCTTGGACATCAGACCGTCGCGCTCGCTGGTCGCAGGCAGCGTGACCTCGCTCAGCATCTCAAAACGGCGCGCGATCACGCAGTTTTCCACGGCGTTTTTGGACTCGGTGTCCAGCGCGTCGTCGACCGGGAAGATGGATTCTTTGGTGCGCAGCGCATAGGCCCCGTGCACGACTTGAATCAGCATCGTATCGTTTTTATCGCTGACCGGCGGCAGAGAGCCGCGGCTGTTGATGTACTTCATGACCACCTTGTTCTGCACGGGGTTGGTGGATGTTTCAGACATGGCGTCGTCGACGATGGTCTTGGTCGCGCCGTCCTCCACGCCGTCCAGTTTGACCTTGTCCGTGGCGGACATCAGGCCGTCAGCTTCGGCCGTAGCGATGTCCTTTCCAGCCTTTTTGCCCAGCTCCGCCTTTGCCAGCGCAGCAAGTTCCGCGGCCGCGGTCGGCCCTAAATATGTGGGTTCGTCCATACTATCAGTCCTTTCAATTCGCGTCCCAGATTGCGCGCATCTCGTCGGCCGTCATGGCAGTCAGGCCGTCCAGCTTGGTCTTGTCTGCGGCAGACATCAGGCCAGCCGCTGACTGTGTGGCCGCTGCTGTGCTGGCCTTACCGGCCAGTGCGGCAGTGATAACTTTGTTTTGGACAGGATTGGTGCTTGTTGTGGATAGCGCGCTGTCAACATCGATCGTATTCCCACCGCCGCCGGAAGGCGACGATCCGGAAGGACCGCTATCGGATGTATTGTAGCTACTACTGGATTCGACGCTGTTGCCAACCGCCGTTTTTCCGGAAAACACGAACGTGTAATCCGTGATGATTGACGGGTATTCCCGGCCGTTGATGTCCTTGACGATGACCTTGTCGAAAATGTCAAGGCGCGGATCAGACGGAAGATCGCCAGAAAATTTATATACTGGCTTTTCTTTCAGCTGCGCGTACAGCGACTCGGCAACAGCTTCGGCCGCAACGGTGACTGACCCAACCGGCCCTTCGATACCCAGCCACAGGTTGTCGTCGTTCAATTCAATGACATAGCCGCCGGAACCGGAAAAGTATGTGTGTTCTTGTCCATCGTCAGCAAGCGTCTTTTTCACGCGCACGCCGGTGACTTCGACCGGCGTTTTTGCCACTTCTACGGGGTTGATCCACTGCGCTAGCGTAACGTCCGCTGCCGACGGCACAAGCCGTGCAAACAGCGTATTTCCTGATACAACAGCGTTGCCGCCGCAGGCCAGCACGATTGCTTCGATCACTTGCCGGATGGTGTGCTTCGCATCCACGGTCGCCAGCGCGTTATACTGCAAATCCAGCGGGCCAGCCGTCAGACCAAGTTGCTGCGCCGCCAGTTGCCACAGTTCCGGATAGCTGTGTTCGCCCTGCATCGCCGCCGGGCACAGCACGTCTGCCGCCTTCATGGCGTCGTAACAGGTCAGCGTGGTAACTTCGTGCACGGTTTCCACTTCGTAGACCTTGAAGCTGCCCATGTCCACCATGCGTTCAACGCCGTCAATAGTGATCGCCGCTTTCAGGTGCGCCGTGGCCCCTTCGTACAATGACCAGTAGTCGGCGTTTGACCACCCAATGTCGTACATTTCGATCGTCGCACATTTGCACACCGAAAGTCCGACCGGGTAACTGCCGGATGATGTCTGCGCTGTGATCTTTGTTCCGCCCGGGCGAAAAAACTGCCGGCCTTCCTGCAGATAGCTGCCGGCCTTGATTGTCACGGTTTCGTCGCCCCAGACAAATGTGACATCATGATCCCACGTAAAAGATACATCGACCACGAAGTTCGTCTGTGACGGGTAAACGCTTGTGATCTGGCTTTCAACTGTTCGCATATCATGTCACCCCCATCACGTCAGCGGATTGACGCCGACCATGTTAAATTCCAGGGACGTAAACAGTTCCTTGTTTTCGTTCAGCCGGCCAATGTCAAGCTGCCCCTTGCCGACGTAAAACCACGACGTACACCACGCGCCATAGTAGGCGGAAAAGTAGTGCAGCTGGAATTGCTGGCCTTTGGCGATGATCTTCAGGATCTGCGACAGCATGGTTTTGCTGACAGCCGCTCGGCTGTAGCCAAGTGCCTCGACCGTGAATAGTGGACTGACGACGGCCGTGCCTGTCTGGACGCGGCCGCTGTCCTCTGTGTAGGTCGTTTCAAAATCATACGACAGCGCGCCGGAATCCGGCTGGGGAAGTACCAGCCAGTTATCCGACGCGCTTTTGCGAATTTTAATGTATTCTTGTGCCATGTGTTACACCGCTACAAGCGGGTTTTTGCCCGTTTGCCCTTTCCGCAATTTTGCTTCGGTGATTACTTCATCAAACAGCGTGCGACGATCCAACCGGGCAATAAATTCATATCGACTGCCGGCACCGCCGGCTTCTTCACGCACGATCTGGCGCAGCAGGGATTCCGGCGCTTCTAGGTTGTTGCCGTTGCGCTGGTCGCCCAGCACGGCAAGGAACTGCCGGTTCGCCGGGATGACCGCGCCGCGCGCCAGCATCGGGATCTGCGGCACCGGCAGCGGATTCACGCCCCACATATTCTGGAACGGAGAAATGCCAAGGAAGTGCGCATTGCGGATCGTATTCAGCATGGAATTGATCTTGTTGAACGGCACGGCAATGATCGTGTTCATGCCGCGAATGATGGCGTTGACGACCGTGCGGAAAGTATTTTCGATGCCTTCTTTGATACCTGACCAGATACGGCCGCCGGTCGAAAACACGTCCTTAACCTTCTGCCAGGCATCGCTGAACTTGTCCTTAAACCATTCCGGCACGGATTTGAACGCGTTTTTGATGCCCTCCCAGGCGGATGAAGCACCGGAGGCGACCTTTTCCCATAGCCCCCTGAACCAGTCCTTTACGGCCGTCCATTTTTCGATGACCCAATTCACTGCCGCCGCGGCACCTGCTTCCACATTGGCGAGGTGCTGCTCAAAAGCTGCATCGATACTGCTGATCGTTTTACTGATCCAGTCCTTTATGGACGTCCATTTCCCAGAAAGCCATTCAAAAAAGCTGACGGCCAGCTGTTTACAGAATTCAAACAATCTCGCAACTGCGGTCGCAAAAGCGACTATGACAGCCGTAAACAGTTCAAAGATTCCTTCGGCTATTTTGTTAACCCCATCTTTCAAATTCCCATTCAAAATGTCAGCAATGCCATCAAGAATCAGCGACACACCTTTCAGCACCGAAATCACCGCCCGAATTACCATTTCTAATGTACTTTTCACGACGTACTGTACGATTGGCGATTCCCAGATCCGTTTTAGCGCATCAAGTATCGTTGTGATCGCGTCTCCCACCTGCGTCAGCACTTCCTGCAAGCCGCTCGGCAGCTTGACCTGGCTGACGCCGCTAAAATCAGGCGCGGCAGACCCGCCGCCACCGCCTCCGCCGCCGGAACTATCGTTTGATTCCCAGCGGTTCATTTCGTCCAGCCCGGAAAGCTGCCGCTTCGCTTTTTCCGCCGCGTCACCGGCTGCGGATGTGGCGCTTGCCTGCTGGTACAGCGCTTTGGCGTTGGCCTGTGCCTGCGATGCCATCTGACCGAAGATTGCGCCAAATACAGACGAAATAACGGCCGTAAGCTTCGCCAACCATGACAGCAGCGTCCGAATGGCGGGAAGAACAAAACTATAGATCGGCGCGAAGGCCGTCAGTAGATTGCCCCTGATCTGCGCAAGGGACGCAGACATTTGCTTGTCTGCGTTGATGGTGTTCAACAGCACAGACCGCATGGCGCGCAGCGCCTTCGCGATCATCGTAAAGATAAAAACTTTCTTCGCGATAGTGGCAATGCGCTTTGCGAATTTGCCCATTTGTTCGGACACTTTCGACGTTGATGCAGCCGCTGACTGCTGCTTCTGCATGTAGGCGCCTATAGCGTCGTTTGCCTTGGCCTGGTCCGCCTGCAATCCCTGCAACTGCAGTTGTGCGTCTTTCATCTGCTGCGTCGTTTTCTGGATTGCATCGCCGGTTTCCTGCGTCACAGTCCCGGTGCTTCTGGTTTTCTTTTCGTTTTCGGCAACAGCCTGCAGTTCTTCCAGCTGCTGCCGCAGCGTGGCGACCTTCTGTGCGGCCTTGTCCACGTTGTTCGCGGCCTTTTTCGCGTTGTTTTCCAGCTTCGCAAGCCCCGCGTCAAACTTGCCGCTATCAATCGCTGCTTCGTATACCAGATCGCCGACAACATCAGCCATCGCGCACACCCCCTGTCATCAGCTGCCGAATAAATTCATCTTCGTCGTCGGTCAGATGCGCCGACTTGAAATCAATCAATTCCCGGTTTTCGTCGTAGTATTCGCGCTCCCACTTTTCCAGCTTCTTGTGCTTGCGCAGCTTCCGCCGGATGTCCAGGATCGTGGAAAATGTGCAGTCACCGATCTCCATGTAGTAGCCGACGAACGTCCACCAGTGCATATACGGCAGCGCACGCACGTCCTGCCCGGCTACGCGGTTGATCGGCGCAATGATCATCGGGAAATCCTGTTCCCAGTCCATCTGCTTCGGCTGCTGCCGCTGGTCGCCGCGATCCACACCGCCATCCAAAAACCACAGCATGAATTTCACCGCGGCGGCCATGTCCGTGATCTGATCCCAGTCCGGATAAAAGATCTTGACCGCCACTTCGGCGCGATCCTGATCTGTCAGCTCTGGGTCATTCAGCGCGGCGCAGATGTCCAGAATTTCGCGGAAGTCGCTTCGGATACGAAAACACCGGCCGCCGATACACGCTGTCTTCGGCAGGCCGGTATTCATGATCTGCGCTTCTTCCTGCGCTGACCGCCGCTGTATTTATCCAGGTATTTTGCCTGACGCTTCTGCGCGGCAGCGGTCGCAGCGTCCATCTCGCGCCGGATCTGGCGCGAAACCGCTTCCAGGAACGAAATGATTTGCAGGGAACCGGACGGCGTGAGAGAAACGCAGTAGGCTTTGCCGAACACTGTATCGCAGACGGGCGAAGGGAACGCCGCGTCCACCTGTTCGCGTGCGTAGGCGTCCAGTTCGCGGATCGTCGCGCGGGCGTCCGTATCGCTTTCCTGCGTGCCCATTTCGTCGGCTTTAGCCTTGATCGCCATCGCCGCCGCTTCCAGCCGGTCGATGATACCGATGTCGTTCGGGTCAAAATAGATCTTCCGGTTTGCGTCGCCGTTAATGGTGAACGCTTTCAGGCCGGTTTCAAAAGAAATGTTATTGCTCACGCCGTCACCCCCCTTATGCCGTCGCCTTCGTGAACGTGGCCACGCCGTCCGCAATGGCCGCCGTGCCGACCGTGCGCGTGCCGCCGTAGGTCACGTCAAACGGCATGTCCACTGTCTTGTCGCCGCCCAGCGACTTCACTTCGATTGCGCAGCCGCTATATCGTTCGGCGAACATCGCCGTGTCCTTCGTGCCGGCATAGCAGTGCACGATCATCATATCCTGTTCGGCCAGCGCTGCGACATCCTGCTCCTTGATTGCCAGCTGCCACAGCTTCGTCAGCGCGGTTTCGCCGGCGTCCAGATTGCACGGGTCAAAGGTCTGCGTGATGGTCGGCGCGGACATGGTGGTAAACGTGTTGCCCAGGATGTCCTGCGTGGTCTCCTTGTTCCAGTCATATTCCTGACTGCTGTCTTCCACGCGCTTGCCGATGATCGACCAAACGGGTGCGGAAGATGTGCCGGTATTCAGGAAGGCCATCAGCAGTTTGCGGGCAATCGTCTGGCCCGCGGTTGTGTTAAAAGTCGTACTTTCAGGCATAATACATCACCTTTCAAAATTGTTGTCGTACCGCATCGACAGGGACACGGCCCAGTCTTCCACACCGTCGGCATAGCGCCCGGCCAGATAGGCTGCCGACACCTGTACAAATGCAGTGATCGTCCGGCCATCGCCGAGGTCTGGCCACGCGGCAAGTGTGTGCTGCCTGCCGTCCGCCGTGATCGGTTGTTTTTCCAGCCAGCGCGCCAGTTTGTCCAGCCAGCCCTTGATGTGGATGCGGTCCGTTTCCGACTGCGGCACGGCGCGATATACCACCTGAAATGCATAGTTGCATTTCTGGTACACACCGCCCATGATGTCGGTCGTTTCGCTGATCACCGTCGCCGCAGCGGACGGATAGATCCCGACGCCGGACTTGTCACCCAGTTCGCCGAACCGGATTTCCCGCGCGCCGATGGCCGGGAAGTCATTCAGCAAGCCGCTCAGGATCGTTGAAAAATCTTTTGTGTCAACCATTTGATTCCCCCAGGATGATCCGCTTGCACTCCGCGGCCCATTCCTTGCCGTGTTCGTTTTGCGCGACTTCCGCCCAGCGCGGCACGCCGGTCGCAAACTGCAGGTCGCGGTCGGCTACAACTTTCACAGCGCCCTTACGCGCCCACGGCGAACCGGTTTCCGGGTCGACCATGACCTTACCCATATACAGATACCGCGCATATGGGCCGGGGAACACAACCTGCCGGCCACCTTCTGTGACGTATGAACGCTGCTGTAGACTGCCGGTTTTCAGCGGCATATACAGCTTGCTGTCCGCAAGCACCTGCTTCCCCAGCCATTCCTGCGCCTTCGCGAATCGTGGGCCGTATTTGGCGAACCGGAGGTTCACCTTGACGTGGCCCTTGACATAGCTGACGTTCTTATAGTGCTTGATGCCGCTCACGACGCCGTCACCTCGAAGTGCGCAATCAGCCGGAACCATGCGCAGGATGTGATGCGGTGGCACTCCGTGACTTTGCACAGCACATCGTATTCCGCCCAGTCGTGCTCGCCGCGGCAGAAATAGTCGCCCGGCTGAAACGCAATCATGCCGCTGCGGTCATCCGCCGCCTGGTACACTTCCGGCGTCGCATAGGTCAGCGCGCCAATGGCCGCTTTCGGGACAAGCAGCAGCACATAGTGCCCAGGCACGTCGCCGGTCGTGCCTGGCGTCATAGCGATTTTTGCTTCCACTTTGACACCGGCCAGCACGTGCCGCACCCATGTATCGTCCTGACCGCGCGCGCCGCGCACGCGTGAAAAAAGCGTGATCGTATCGCTATGCAGCAGCATCAGCACGTCACCCCCGCGTACAGCACAAGGACGCCATCCACGGCCACGCCGGAAAGCCAGCGCCGAAGCACATCGAACACCAGCGCGTCTCGCGCTGCTATGGTCTTCGCGGCGGTCGTGTAGCAGCTGTCGGCCGCCTTGTATGTGATCGATTCGCTGCCGGACGACACCGACGCCACAGGGCCGGCGGTTTTTACGCCGCCGACGTCTGCGGTTTCAGCCGCGCTGTCACGCGCCTGGTCAATGCGGTAAAGGCATTCGGCCAGTTCGCACGCGCAGTCCTGCAGCTTTTCGGCGTCGATCGTGGATTCCGGCAGCGTGCCGCCGAAGCGGTCGAACGTAAAGCGGTCGATCTCCCGCGATGCCGCACGCAGGTAGCGGGCAGCAGTCACTTCGTCGCGGAAAGGGGACAGATCGTCCCCGTACCGTTTTACGTATGTGTCAAAATCCGCGTACACCGTGATTCACCTGCCGATCACGCGCTTGCGTAGGACTTCACGTGCACCTGCGCAGCGTCCAGCACACGCAGGGCGGCGTTTTCCTCGACCTGCGCCTTGGTGCCAGCGAACAGCTCGGAGTCGACCATGCGGACGATGCTGAAGTTATCGCCGACACCGAAGGCGTTCGGATCGTACATGATGAATTCCACCTTCGCGAGGTTCGCCGCCGTGACGCTGGCCTTCGTACCACCGTGCGGATAGTAGGCAAGATCAGCAGACGACGCGAAGCCGTTGACTTCGATCCAGGTAAAGCCCATGAAGCTGCCTACCTGGCCGCCGGCAGCGGCGGCGAGCAGCATTTCGTTGGACGTCGGGATATACTTCTCACCGGCAAACTCCAGCATCGTCGCGAAGAAGTCCGGGCTGCAAAGCACGATGGTGGGGTTGGCTTTCGCCTTGACCATGGCTTTGCGTTCGGCCAGCACCTGCGCCTTGAAGTTGGCCGCAGTGGTCTTCGTGGTGTTGGTGGATGCCGTGCCCTCGGAGATCAGGCAGGCCAGCGCGCACTGATTCTTTGCCTCCGCGACTTCGCGGGTGGCAAGGGCCAGATGCTCCTCGGCAATCGGGAACGCCACAGCAGCGGCCTGCACGCCGTAGATCTTCTTAGATGCCTGCAGGTTGTTGTTGAAAACAGCCTGAACCAGCGTGTCAGCGGCAGCGGTGTCCGTGAAGTCACGGCCGGGCGTGCCGACAGACGCGGCGGTGGAGGTCAGCTTGTGCCAGTAGCAGCCGCCGGCGCCGTCGACCATCACGTCCTGATAGGTCACGCCAGGCACAAGCCAGGTCTTATAAAACAGGTTGGGAAGAACAGTTGCCTTGTACTGCTCATCCACGTAAAGGGAACCGTACTGGATAGACATAGATCATCATTTCCTTTCGTAGTCTTAGCCCCTGAAAAATGGATTGTTTTTGTATTTCTGGGCTACGTATTCTTTTGCGCCCCCCGCCGGCGGCACCATGCCGCTGTGATCGGACGAAAAGCGCGCCTTGCTGGCGGGATCGGCCACAAGGATGCCGGGGATCTCCTTGCCGTTCTGATCGGTGACAAGGCCGGTAAACAGGTCGTCGATCGACTTGCCGCGCGCATCGTCGGACCCCAGAGCCGTTACCAACTTGTCCGTGATGCTTTCGCGCGTGATGTCGTTGACGAAATGCTTTCCCGACAGGAACGTGTCTACCGTACTGCGCAGCTTCACGGCGGCAGCGTCCTTCTTACGGTTGTCCCGCTCGGTCTGCAGGTCATTGGTCAGGGTCGTGATCTGACCTTTCAGCGCTGCGACATCCACGCCGTCAAAGGCGGCAAGCTTGCCCTGCACGTCTTTCAGCGATGTGTCCAGCGCGTCGTGGCGTTCCTGCAGCTTGGTGAATTCCGCCACGGTCTTGTAGTTTTCGGCGACGGCCTTGCGCAGATCCGCCGCCTTTCCTTCCGGAATCGTGATACCGAAGTCGGAAAGAATGGTCTCGATGTTCTTCATGCGTAATCCTCCTGAACGTGATTTTTAACAGCCCGTCGGCTGTGTGGATTGAGCCGGATGAACCACCGGCGGGGTCGTGATATAGCAAAGGGGCAGCCGATTTTCCGTCCGCCCCTGCGTATCCTGATTCGATTTTGGGTATAAGAAAACCACCTTGCCGATTGGTAAGATGGTTTCTCTAATTATTATGTGAAATAATTTTCACGTTGGATTTATCTTGACGTTGTTTTTAAATATCCAGCTGGTCGCAGATCTGCGAAAGTGACTTACCACAAATAAACGGAATATTCATTGCATCGTCCACCGAATGTGCGTCCACTGCATATCCATCGTAGCAAAGCGCAATGTCCTCCCGGCTGAATGGGCAAATAGACCCGAATTTCCCTTGATATGCAAAATCAATGTCTTGGGTAAGATCATCAATCCAAGCCCTTAAATCCTTCGCGTTCACAGTATATCCGCGTTCTCCTTTCGTTCCTGATCGGTGAGCTCACGCGTCGCCCTGGTCTGACGCCTGTCGTCATCCCAGGTAATGTCGTGCGTGTGCTCTCCTTCGGCCCCGTATGGATGCCTTTTCGGATTCCCATGCGGCCCATTGCTGATCTGCCTGCATTGCCAACCATCCGCATCAAAAAATGTTCTGTCGCGTTGTTTGCCGCCCATAGAAGCGGTATCAACAACTGCATAAGAACGATACTGCCCGGGAACGTGTGGTTTGGCTTTTGAAGTCCAGTCATCAGTTACAACTATCGTTCCGTCTTTATTATAGTGATATTTCTTGTATTTATCAAGTTCTTTGCGTACCGCCGCAGATGCGGTTGACGCCGCTGAGCGGTCCCAGCCGGCAACGGCCAGCCGCTCGTGGTATGGTTTCAGGTCGTTGTCTGTGCAGAACTTCGTGTAGGCCGCGTTCTGATCCTGCAGGCGCTTTGCGGACTGCGCATATTTCTCTTGCAGCTTTGCCTTGGCCGCCGGATCTTCACAGTTTTTCACGGCTGTATGCAGCGCCGTACACTTGCGCTTCTGCGCCCGGATGCGGCGTTCCATCGCGCGCTGCGTCTGCGACAGTTCATAGGCGCGCCTGTTGGCTTCGGTATCGATCGGCGCATTATTATTCCGGCTAACGCCTGGGAGGAACGGTGTAAAGGAATGCCGGCAGTTATAGCCGCACAGGCCCAGCGGATTCTCTGGGTAGCCGGTCGCATCCAGCAGGTTATCATAGTTTGTGTCTTTGCCTTCGATGCAGTACACTTTCCCCTGCCAACCGGCATGATCCGCAATCGGATCGGTATCCGATACACGCGCGCCCAGATGCTGCGACACCAGCACATGATTCCAGCCCATGTCTTTGCACTGCTGGATCGTCATGTTCCCGGATGACTGTGCCACGCCGGTGCGGATAGAGCGCAGCACCGCCACTTCCAGCGTATCCTTGTGGCCGGACGGATAGCGCACGATCGGTTGCAACTGCCCAAGCGCCTTCACGCCTTCCAGCATGGCGGCGGTGTAGGACTGCGCGCCGGTGCGTACTTTCCAATACGCAGCGTCACAGATGTCGATAAACGCCTGATTGGTCGTGCCGGCCGTCGTGCGCGTGATGTTGGAAATTTCGCCGACCGTGCGTTCATAGGCGTCCGTGATGATCGCCATCATGCCGGGCGGCAGGCCGGAAAACGTCACGGCGGCGGCTTCTGCATCCGCCTTTGCTGCCTGAATGCCGCTGTCCTTGAAGATCTTCGCGATCTCCTGCTGCGATTTGCCGGTGCTTTTGGCCAATGCCTTCTGGATTTCATCCAGGTTCCCGCCGGCCTGTTCCAGCACCCACGCCTGCCATTCATCCGTGCCGGTCAGCAGCTTCTTTTCGCCGCGGCCGAACCGGATCATGAAGCGTTCGATCATGTCGTGCGCAATCCATTCCGTCAGGTCATCCAGCAGCGGCAGCAGGGTTTCGCCGATTTCCTGAAACTGTTCCGGGGTGATCATTCGGTATCAGGGAACAGACCCGGTTTTGCTGTGTTGGCTTCGGCGTAGGCCGCTTTTGCGTCGTCTTCGCTGAAGCCTTCAAAGCGCACCAGATACATCCACCACGGCAAAACGCCGAGCTGGCAAAGGCTTTTCGTGTTCTGCCGGTCTTCTTCGTAGCTGTACGTGATGTCGCCGAAATTATACGCCACGGTATACGTGCCATAGGGCGCCAGATCGTAGATATCAGCATAGTCGTTCAATGCCTGAATCAGGCCATCCACGGCGGCCTGGATGCGGTCGCGGATATCCTTGATGCGCTGGATGGTGCGGCGGTCATCGGCTTCCACCTGCGTCGCAGTGGCAAGGCCCTGCTTTTCGTTATAGCTGAAATATCCTTCGGAAAAGCCACATTTGGTTGACAGGCTTTGCAGCAGCATATTGATGCCGGTCTGGCGTTCGCCGGTTTTCAGCTTGCGATCGATTTCCTGATAGAAACTTTCCGCCGCTGAACCGGCAACATTTTGCACATAGCGCGGTAGCCGCACGGAAACATGCTTCTGCCCGGGTTCGCGCAACAGCCGATCATCCACAAGGGCGATCGACCGGGAATCCCGAATTTCGTCCACCATGGCCGACCATGCAACATCCAGCCCACGCAGTTCCGGTAGGGCGTTGGCATAGATGGACATACCGCAGGCGCCGCCGTCGATGTTGTTGGCGTCTGGCATGGTGCACACAGCAAACAGCGGCGCGGTATCATCTAGCACGGCGTCCGGCAGGATGCCCACCCAATCCGGCACTTCATCCAGATTCACACGTGATGCCGATGTTTTGCCCTTCGCCAGCCGGAACGCGCGGTTGGAAACCACATAATGCGTCCCTTCGTAGCGGTGGTATTCGGCCTTGACGTAGTAATAATCCGGCGTTGCCTTCGTGTCGTACAGCACCACGCCCGTCACGCGCTTTCGGTTATCCACAGCGGTGATCGTAAATTCCGGCGGCGTGTACAGACCGATGCTGTCCGGCGTTGGTTTCAGCAAAAACATGCCAGCAGCGCAGCCCACGTCCACCATGTCACGCAGGAACGGAATCAGTTCTTCGTTCAGCCGCTCCTGCAGCCAGTCCGCGCGAGCAGAGCCGGACAGTTCGACGCTGACGCCCATCGTCGCAAGGCGCGCGGCTTCGCCGGTCACGGCCTTTGCAAAATTGATGGTGCGATCCTGATCGTTTGCCCACGGTGGGGTGCCCATCCAGATCTGCATCCACAGGTCTTCCGCTTCGCGCATTTCCGGCGTTACCAGCGGCGCAATGCGGAATTCTTCGCGGATCTGCTTTTTCACGCTGTCCAGCGGGATATTGATTTTCACAGGCAGCCAACCTCCTTGAACACTTCGCACATTTTCGGAAACTGCGAAGCAATCCAGTCCACGTATGTTTCGTCATGGCCGTATTCCGGATGCGTAAAGTTTTCGGACAGCCCGCTTTCAAACAGAAATGCATGAATGATCTCATGACGCATAACTTTTTTCTGATAGACGCTAAAGTCTTTCAGGTCGCAGTCTTTGGCCTTTTTTGAAATAACAATGGTCTTTACCGTTTTGTCGCAGTAACCATCGCATTTTTCAAGCATTGCATCTTCGGCCGCCGTGGCTTCAATGATTTCATATTCCGTCCCCAAAATATTTACAGTCATGCACTTGCCCCCCTGCGCATCGTCAGCGGTTCCAGTGCGTACCGCGTGGCGTCGATGCTATGGTTATTCACGTCCGGGTATCCGGTGACGACGTTGCCGTCCCTGTCCCGCTCGTATTCGTATTCTGAGAATTCTTTCGCTGCATTCGGGCAGCGCACCGGGTCGATGATGATGCGCCGGCGCTGCAGCCACTTCATACCGTGCTCGATCGACCCCGGGCCTTTAACGGCACCGGTGACGGGTAAGCCCATTTCGCGGTGATCGTTGACGCTTTTCGGTTCGGCCGAATCCGCCGTGATGGTGTAATCGTCATAGCCGTGCTCGATGATCCAGCGCGCCGTCTGTTCGTTCGATTCCTTGTTGACGTAGTGTTCTGCGAAGATATACACCGCCTCGCGGTCGCTGTCGTAGTAGCAGCGGATGAAGCAATACGGGTCGGGATACCAGCCCCAGTCCTCTCCCTGAAAGATGCGGTCAAAATGCGAAATTTCTTCGTCCGTGATCTCCCGCAGCTCCAGATAGTCAAAGACGCTGCCGCCGTCGCCATTGGCTACGCCTTCGTATTCATGTTCATACGCCGCCGGATTGACCTCTTTCAGGTGCTCCGCGTCGGCGATAAACTTTGCGCCCAGCCATTCCGGTGGCGCTTCCGTGTAACTGGAATGATGGAAAATGCGCCCCGGATTCGGGACAAGCCGTTCCTTGTTGACCCAGCTGGATTTGGATTTCGGCGGGTTATACGACGAAAAGTCATAGGATTCCGCGCCGCCACGCAGCACAGATTGGTTGATAGAACGTTCTTCTTCCGGCCCGCAAAGCTGGTCTTTTTCTTCCTTCCACAGGATGCCGATATACCCAAACGGCGGCTTGATGGATTTCAGTTTCAGCGGGTCGTCACAGCCGCGAAAATAAATCGTCTGGCCGGTTTCTTTCAGCACGATTTCCAGCGGCGACAGCTTGCAGTTGAATTCATCATACAGCCCCAGTTCATTGATCGCCCATTTCATCTGGGCATACACGCTGTCCTTCAGGGTGTTGCCCATCTTGCGGATGATACAGGCATGCATCGTCGGGTTGTTTTTCAGCAGCTCGACGATTTTCAGGGATATATACGATGATTTCAGGCCGCCGCGGCCGCCTTCGAAGACATACGTCATGTTCGGCTGAATGCGCCGGTTGATGTCGACGAACGCCCGGCCGATGACGCGCGCCGGCAGCTCATAGTGCGCAGATGCACGCGCCGCCGCCCTTGTTTCCTGCTCTTCCTTGATGCGCAGCGACTTCTCAAGGTCGCCGGCTGCGCGTAGACGGTCGGCGATGGAGGTTTCAATGCCGAACTGGTCTTTTTCCTGCCCACGCATGATCGCCGTGCGCAGCTCCTGGATCTCTTTCAGGGATGCCGTGCGCTCGGATTCGATTTTTTCCTGCCGCCGCGCTATATAGATTTTTATGTCAGGTTTTGTCAGGTTTTCCGCTCCGATGGATTTGGCGGTTTTCGCCGAGTATCCCGCCCGGCGCGCCGCCTCGGTCGCATTGCCCAATTCGATGTAAAAATCCGCAAAAGCGCGCTGCTTTGGCGTGAGATTCATGGGATCACCCGCTATAGATTTTCGCCAGCGTTTTTACGACATCCGCCATGCTGTAAGTCTCCAGTACGCGCGTGCTGATATGCTTCCCGGTTTCATCGGTTTCTGCCTTTTCCAGCACGTATTTTGTTACCATCCGGCCAAGCCGCTCGGAGTAGTGCTGTAACTGATTGACTTTGTAATGCTCGCCGCGCTGGTTCAGCGCCGCCTGCAGTTTGTAGGTAAGTTGTTTCAGATTCATAACCGCACCAGAATGCACAAAGCACCGAACCCGAAACCGGGCCGGTGCTTTGCTTTGTTGAGAGACATGAGAAAACCGGAGTTGACAGAGACAAGAGAAAAAGCCATGCGTACATTCTGCAAAAAGGATCAAAGGAAGAGAGGTATATCACAAAGTGACTTGCGGGACCGGTCTCTCTCGCAATCCCGCGATATCACTTTAACACAGATTCCAGTGAAAATGTTCCCGATTTTTTCCCACGTTACGCTCACGTCTCTGTGAGGCCGTACATTGTGATTGTAAAATTCCGCAGTGCGCAATCCTTCCAACGGTAAGCTGTCGTTTTCTCGATGGCCAATTCCCGGCACAGCCGCTCGACGCCGCCGATGCACGGTGCGATGTAAAAGCGCTGCAGCACACACCTGTCCCGCTCTGAGAGCTGATTCAAGGCACGATCCACGCGGCGCACCCGGTTCTCGGTCAAGCGCTGCGCCTCTTCCAGCCGCTCACGTTTCAGGATGTTGTTGACGAGCGCATCGTCCCTGCCGTTTGAGCCGCCGGCGACCGGACTGCCGTCCGCCGATGCGCTGCGGATGCTTGTGATCTCTGTCGCCAGGTCAGCTATCTGATCGCTGATGTTTGCAATTGCCGCCTTTCGGTTCATGTAGTTGCGCAGCTCATCAGCCGCCTCCCGCTTCCAGTCCAACATCCTCACCTCCTTTGTCAGTCATCATTTCACACCGCCTCGCTCCCCGGGACGATGCGATCCCAGCAGGCCGCGCACAACACAGCATTCACCGAACTATGCGGGCACGGCTTGTTCATCGGCTCGTAGCCATAGTCTTGCGGGCATCCACAACAGCCACCGGAAAATGCTTCATCTACCAAAGCAGGATACTCAACAGCCAGCAGGTCACGGAAAGTTCCACCGCGCTTCTCCCTTGCTAGCATATCTTCCAGAAAATCATCATAATTCATCGTCGGCACGCCGACATAGTCGCACCACGCGCGTTCCAGCTTCGCACCGGCAGATTCCGCCCAGTCCGGAAGAAACACGACGTAGTCCACCGCCTCCATCTCGGCGAAACAGATGCGCATATAGTCCAGCTTGGCCAACCCCTCCGGCGCTGTGGCCGGATTGATGACCGTCGCGCCCAGCCGCTCAAGTTGTGCAGCCGCTCGGGCGAATTTCCCCTTATAGTCCGGATCACCGGCGATTTTCCCTGATATGTAGATTTTCATGGTTGTCCTCCTTTCAGAGCACCGGGCGAATTTCCCCGTCCAGTGTGCTATCGAATCACTGCATGATGACGACCTTGCCCTGTTCAATCAGGTCTTTCAGGCCGCGCTCGAAATACTCAGCGATGTTGCGTTTCGCTTCCAGACGCCAGATGCCGCCATCCGCCTCGAAAAAGGCGATGCCTTTCTCGCTGTCCACGCGCAGGAGGAATTCGCTTTCCGGCTGCGCGACCTCGAGGAACGTGCGGAACGGCTGCAGTTTAATCCGCGGCCGCACATTAACGACTGCGTTGAGCGCAACGCCCTGCCGCGCCATCACGGTCTGCGTGACACCATTATCGTTGGTAGACACTGTGTTCTCATCGGACATACGGCTGAGCAGATCCAGCAGATACTCCGTGCCTCCGTTCGGGATGAACAGACTGCGCAGCTCGATCAGCGCAGTTTCTCGGTCACGCCAGCCAGTGCGCATGCCCGGCGCGTCCGCCTGCGCACGATACAGGACGTTGCGGGAGAAGTCCGGCAGATACGTTGTCATTACTTCGACCTTGTTGTAATCCCGGACATGTACCATGATGGTCGTCCCGACCTTTGCGATCTCGGTGCGCACCAGCTTGCAGACAGCATCCAGACCGCTGACGCTGACGGAATCGGGACGATCCACATGCGGCGGGATCCGCGTAAGATTGGCGTCGGAATAGGTCTGCCCATCAATTTCGAAGATTTTGGTTTCTTTCAGGCTCACGATTTTGTCGATCATTTCTGCGAGCATTGTCATATCCTCCTTCGTTATTCGGCTGCCTGCTGGCTGGCCTGCAGCAGATTCAGAATTTTCGGTGCTTCCTGTTCATGCCCGTCCATGCGCATCTGGCCGGGGAGCTGCGGCACCATTTCGGCAACGACCATTTCCCCGTTGCCATCAGTGGTAACGCAAAGCGACGTTGCGACCGGATTGGTCGCCGCGAGCGTGGCCTTGGCAACAACATTCACGCGGATCTGCCGGCGGCCATCGTCCGGTGTCAGCTCGATCGTCAGCGTGATCTTGCGCTTCGCGGTTGCTTTGGTGTTGACGTCAAGGATGTTGTCAACACAGCGCTGCATCTCATAGTCCACGCGCTCCTGGAATGCACCCTGCGCCATCTGCAGGATGCTCGCTCTTTGGGTTTCGTGATTCATGGTTGTCCTCCTTTGCTTTTTTACATGGCCACCGCATCAGCGAGTGCGGCCATCGTCTCAATTTTCCCGGGCACTGCATACTCCGGGAGGTTCGCTGCCACAACGGCCGCAGCCATCGGCGGGCAGACGGCATTGCCGCATCTGGCTACTTGCTGTGTCTTCGGGTAAGGCTTTCCGGCCGCATCATGGTCGATGATGTAATCCGGCGGAAAGCCCATGGCGTTGTACAGCTCCCGAGGCGACAGCATCCGCAGACCAATGTCCGCGATATAGTACGGCGCCCCGCCGATTGACAGGAGCAGCAGATCGTCCTCGCCCAGCGCATAGCCGCAGTACCGGTTCAGCAAGTCGCGGATCTGCGGCCAATGGTGCAGCCGCTCAGATGTGCCGATTTTATAAAGCACTGCCTTGCAGCAGCCAAACACGCCGCCCGCTGTCTGTGTCGGCAGCGGCTCCGACGGCCGTGTGCCGACTTCGTCCCGCTTGTACTTGACCACGTGGGCAGCGCATACCGCATTGTGGTCGATGGCCGTCACTGTCGGCAGCGGTTCTCCCGCTTTCTCACCATCCACCCCGCTGTAATACTTGACTACATGTGCAGCAACCACAGCTTCCCGGTCGTGACTCGTGACCGTATGCATCGGGCTTTGCACATCCAACGGCCGGCCTCCGCCGTAATACTCCACCAGATTCGCGCAGGTAAGGCCGTAACGGTTCGAGGCGTCCACCGTGTAGACGGGCTTATCCAGTCCAGCCGCTCGGGCGCTTTCTGTTTTCTCCGTGTGGTACTGGATCAGTGACGGCGATAGCAGCATCTGCCCGCCGCCTCCGCCTGTACGGACTGTGTTCATTGGTTCGGAGACCGGTGCCCCTACACTGTTGCTGGTGTTCGTCATCGTCAGCGGCGTGAGGACCGGCCGGCAAATGCCACCGGTGTGCTTTGCCGTAATCGTTTTACACGGCTCTTGGCTATCCGTGACGTGCCCACCTCCGGAATGGTTACAATCAACGATGAACGGTGCCCCGGATTTGATCGTGAACTTGTCCACGCCGCGAATAATGCGGCGCATGGTGTTGTCCGCCAGCGGCCGGACGGCGGAAATGCCGTACCGCTCGTGGATTTCATCCTTCGTCGAAAAAATCGAAGGGCACGGCAGCGACCAGTCGATGATCTCCGCGGCGCTGCGCCATGGCAGCAGTTTTCCGCTGCGCACTTCCGCACTGTCTCGCGGGGCGTGTGTGCGCTCCGGCCAGACGATCGCACGCCCATCGCAGCGGGCGATCAGCACAAGCCGGCGTCTGGTCGTCGGCGCACCGTAGTCGGCTGCCACCAGCTCGCGCCATTCCACGGTATACCCCAGTGCCCGAAGCTGCCCGACAAACTTCTGGAACGTCGTACCGGCCAGTTTCTTTACCGGCTTCCCCTTACGCACCGGCCCCCACGTCTGGAACTCTTCGACGTTTTCAAGGATGATGACGCGCGGGCGCACCTTCGCCGCCCAGCGCAGGGCAATCCACGCGAGGCCCCGGATCTTGCGGTCAACAAGGGCCGCGCCCTTTGCCTTTGAAAAATGCTTGCAGTCCGGCGAGAACCATGCCAGCGCCACCGGCCGACCTCGGCAGACCGTCTCCGGATCCACATCCCAGACAGATGCCTGGTAATGCTCCGTGTACGGATGGTTCGCTTCGTGCATCCGGATCGCCGCCGGGTCGTGATTGATCGCCGCATTGACGATTCGCCCCAGCGCCAGCTCAATTCCCGTGGACGCGCCGCCGCCACCGGCAAAGCTGTCAACGATGATCTCGCCGTCAAGTGTCTCCTGTGTGCGCAGCATCATGTCGCCTCCCCCGCACCGATTGCGAGCTGCCCGGCGGCATACAGCTCGTACACCGTCCGTCCGCGATCATCTGCCATATACGGCAGGAAGATCTGCTGCATCGGCACATCACAGGATTCGATCAGCGCCATTTGCGCCAGCACCCAGTCGCGCACGTTCCGCCACGCAGTCATTTCCGCCTGCTCGCGGTCGGCCTTGATCTTCTGATTTGCAAACACCCGCAGCGTCCCATCCACGGCCGCCGGCAGGCGGAAGCCGCGCGGCCCAACCGGCGTGTCGATCCCAAACGCGATCGCCTGCGGCTTGCCATTATCGTAGTCAATCATGATCTTGGTGGCGCCGTGGCGTGCAAGCGCGCCTTGGATTTCCCCGATGGACGTATATACGTCCACTTTCGTCGTATAGTTTTTGATTGCCATGTTCCCACCTCACTCCGGATCGCCGAGAAACAGGATCACGCCCTGACGCATCTGCACCCGGTACGGCTCCAGCTCCTCGGCCGTCATGTACTTATGGCCGAAATGCTCCTTCATCCGCCACCAGACTTCCCACGGCACGCGATAGACCGCGCGGCCGCGCAGGCACACCAGTACAAACGCCAGTGCGCCCATATTGGCGTGCGATTCCAGTGCACGCGCCTGCTCTTCCGTGACCGCACTTTGCAGGATGCGGTCTTTGTCCGTGGCCTTGGCTTCAAATACAACGCTGCGGCCGCCGTCGATCGTGCCCTGAAAATCCGGCTGCGCCTGCTTGGTGAAAACCGCCTCGAACGACCAGCAGCCGCTCGGATTCTGATGCCGGCCGGAAATGACCTTGATTGGCTCCGGCGTCTTGTCGATCTCCGCGATGCCATGCGCCCGGTAATACGCGCAGGCCGTGAGGATCTGCGCCTCAAAGCCTTCCCCGGTCGCACGGCTGATACTCCCCTGTGCCTGACGCGCTGGGTTTTTCGCCGACTCCTCGGCGTGGAAAAACTGCAGCGCCTTTTCGTACGCCACAGGATCCAGCTTGCGCGCCGCCTGTTTCTGATAGCGCGGCGGCAGGCTGTCCATACGGATTCCCATTGTGTGCGCTCCTTCCTATGCGGTGTCTTTGATCTCGTAATACTCCTGCCACGGCCAGCCGCTCAGTTCGTGCCAGCCGCTCTTATACTCCGACCCATCGTCAAAGCGATAGAGATGCATACCCCGTCGGGCCTTCGGCTCTTTTCTCCACGTCTCGGCCTTGGTCACCTGATAGCGGATCTCCGGCTTGGCCATGCCGGCGCTGCAGGTATACCGCCGGCGGCGGATGCCCTGCTCGCGGCAGCGGCGCATGGTGGAGCGCGATTCCTTGATGAGGTAGGACGCGAGCTTTGCGTGGTTCTTGCGGTCATCGAGCATCTGGAAGCTGATAGATCCCGCGCCATTGGTCACCTTTGTCCAGGCAGCGGCGATGATCTGCGCATCGAAGCGCGGCAGGAGGATGTGATGATGCACGTTCGTCATGTGCTTGGTTTCGAGCACGGCGATGTATTTCAGGCGCTTGCCCTCTTTGGCGTAGGCCTTGCGCAGCTCGCGGAGGAACGCTGCCCTGTCCCGCTCGGCCTGTTCCAGCGTGATCTCCTTGTCCCAGTAATGCAGGACCATGTGATAATCGCCATAGCGATAGTTACAGTTGATGAGCCAGCGCAGATGCTCCTCGGCCACGCGCTCGTTGATGCGTTCCTGACACTTGGAGGTCTCCTTCTCGGATGATCGCTTGCGCGGCTTGACCTCCTTGCTGTGCACACGGGATGAATACATCTTGCGGTGCTCGACCGTTTCCCCGCACACGACAGTGCGATGTACATACGGCATGATTGCCTCCCTGTCTGTCTCCGGTCGAGTTAGTAATTGGTCTTACCGAAGCTGAAAACGCCTTGCGGCGTCAGCGTTTTTCGGCTTGCAGGGCGGGCAACTGTATGCTATAATATATATAGTGTAGCGCGCCCTGTGCGCTATTGGGTTTTCACCGCCTGCGGGTTTGACGATCTTCGCAGGCGGTGTCTTTTTATGTCTCCGGCGGCGCCCACATGACGCGCGCCCCGTGGACGACTTCCTGCCATGGGACGCCCCACAGCTCCGCCGCGCACTGGATCGCCGCGAACGGCGATGCGCACGGTACGACCACGGCCTTGCGCCCCGGGAGCGCCACCCGCGCGCGGCCATGCGCTGCCCAGCGGTCATTCCGGCGTCGCATGGCCAGCTCTGCCGGTGACATATATACGACCTCCGGACGTCTCATGCGACGCCGAGCGCAGCGAAGAGGATGTGAAACAGCCACCCCGCCAGCGCGATGCCGGCGATAAAGGACGCGCAGACGATGCCATCCTCGATACCCCAGACGATGTAGCGGCGCACCTTGGCCTTGGCGCGCGGATCTCCGAACACCTTCATTCGTCGTCACCGCCTTCTGCCGTGCGGTACAGCATCTGCATGTTGTTCGCGCAGATATTGCACACCGGCGTGCTGTGAATGTACCGGATGTCGTTCACACTGCCGCAGAACGCGCAACCAGGCGCGTACTTGCGCAGGATGATGCCTTTCCCGTCCGTGTAGATCTCGACAGGGTCTTTCTCCTGGAGATCGAGCGTCCGGCGCAGCTCCCTCGGGAGCGTGATGCGGCCGAGCTCGTCGACCTTTCTGACGATTCCTGTTGCTTTCATTGGTTTCTCCTTTCTCTTGACCTATCTGGCCAGCATCTGGGCGAGCGCCACGGCGCTGATGCCCTTTTTTCCGCTGACGTTGTACCGCTCGCGGCACACCCGTCGGCTTTGCCCTGTATAATTACTGACGTCTGTCACCGTCAGCACCCGGCGGCCGCCGGTGAACTTCAAGATTTCCTCCAGCTCAAGCCGGAAGGTTTCTTTTTCTCGCGGCATATGTACCTCTCTCCTTTAAAAAAATGTGCTGATATTGAAAACTTCGGCGCTCTCTGATATACTGCAAATGGAAAACATGGAAATTCTGCGTATGAAAGGATGTACCACTCATGGTAAATGAAGATTGCGCCCGTGATTTGCTGCAATACCTCGACAGTTGTCTTGAAATCAGCAGTACCGGAAAACGTGTCAAGCCCATAAAGCTCAAAAAGGTGCTTCATGAGGAGCCGCTCAGCAATTACACATCCGACGACATTTACAATGCTGCGGAATATCTGGTGAAGCTTGGGCTAGTCAATCTGCCCATCCCGCGCAGCACAGCACTCAAGGGCGGAGCACGTTCATATGTTTTTACAGGTATTTCGGCAAAAGGAACTGAATACTTAAAAGTGACGAGAAATCCAACCACATGGGAAAAACTAAAGTCCCATTTCCCAAGTGTGTTCAACGCTGCCATATCCAGCATTTCCTCCTTCATCCTCCAAGCTGGAATAGAACTGCTGAAGTAAGGAGAGGAAAATTCATGGATCACACACTTACCAGAGACGCGAAAAAGGCTCTCGCTACGATCTACAAAGCCTATAAATCGAGGCGCGCAAGCGGAGAAGCAAAATCCTCCGCAGTTTATTTCGATACCGAATCACACGATGCCACCGCCATTGATGCAGCCGTCTCCGACAGCTTGGCAGAGCTGTCAAACGCGAAATATGTAAAAACGGACATCTGCGGCAATTACACGCTTACCGATTCCGGTATCATATTCATGGAGAATTTGCCCGTCGACACCATAAAGGAATGGCTATCATTCTCCGCCCAGTTCATCCCCTGACAATCCGGCGCAAAAGCGCTCGAAGTCCGCTTCATTTCCGGCGCGGAACCGCTCCACATCAATGCCGGTAATACTCAGCTCCGCTACACCTTCCTTCACGTCGAGGCGGATGCCGTCAATGCCGACGCCGATCATAACGCCGTCGAGCAGTACCGCGCTCTGCCTTCCGTTGCTCGCGATCATCATTTTTGCCGCTTGGTACATGTCCTCACCTCCAATTGAATGAATTATGTATTCTACTAAAGTAGAATTTTATTGCAAAACAAAATCTGAAATCGGGATGCCGGTGCATTGCGAAATGCGTTTAATAGTACTGACGCGCGCAATACCAGCGTCCTTTTCTATTCTAATGTACGCAGACCTTGAAATGCCAATATTTTTTGCTATCTCCTCTTGCGTCATTCCGGCGTATTTTCTGGCCTGCTCAATGGTAAACATTCGGCGTTCTTCCACGGCTATCCGCCTCCTTTCATTGCGATTATAATTCTACTTTGGTGGAATGTCAAGCGAAAAGTTCTAAAAGTAGAAAAGAATGTTGCTTTTTTGCTACTTTGGTGGTATATTCATGGCGTAATCATAACAAGGCGGTGCAAAATGAAAATAAGCGAAAAGATACGTAGATTGCGCGCTGATAACGATCTCACGCAAGAGCAATTCGGAAAGATCGCCGGTGTTTCCGGAAAAGCAGTGTCAACATGGGAGAGCGGAGAAAAAGAACCTCGCATGAAGGCTCTGCAACAACTTTGTGCGCACTATAATATAGACTTAAACGAATTTGCCGACCCAGATAGTAACTGCTATAATTCGGAGACATCGTCCAAGTCATCCAACTGCAGAAACGTCGTGAAAATCGCCGGCCGTGATGGTTCCTATGTCGAGAAGAAATTGAGCGACGAACAAGTCGCCGCTCTGAAAACGCTCATCGATCAGCTCCCGGAAGCCGATGACCTTTGATGTAGTCCTCGAATTGCGCATATACCAGCCGCTCGAGCGATGATGTCAAAAAGCGCTGCCGCCGGTAAAGCTCCTGCATGCGCGTCCAACGGAATTCGGCAGCCGCTCGGCTGATGTCGCACAGCCGCTCGATGTCCTCAGCCGACTGCACGCTGCACCCCCATAGCACACAGGCCGGGGCAAGCAGACGCGAGGCGAACACGTTGGCCGCCTGCTCGATGGGATTGTCGTCCGGGGCTGGCTCACGGCACACGAGGTCATACCGGCCGACGTGGCCCAGGATGATGTGGCCCAGCTCATGCGCGCATGTAAAGCGCTGCCGCGCCGGGATCGCCAAGCTGGACACCATGATCGTCGGCGCGCCGCCGATGACGGTGGACATACCGTCGTTGTTGTCCCGCTCGGCCGGCGTATACCGCCGCACAGACACGCCCAGTGCCCCGCACACGCCGCTGATCCTGACCGGCAGCTCCGTCACCTTGCAGTCGATCAGGATGCGCCACGACGCATCGCGCGCGTCCTTGTAGTCTTGATAGTTCACCTTCCATCGCCTCCGCGCTTATTATGCGCAGGGGCGACGGCATAGCACAGTCCCTTTTATCGTACAGAGAAGAAAGAATAGACATTCAGACCATAAAATGATAAAATTGCTTTATATCTCCTTACGATAAAACCAACGCAAAAGAAAGATAGGTGTTGATTATGAGTTGGCTTTTCAAATCACGCAAAGAGAAAAAGCAATCCGATCAAATTGCCAAAAACATGGTCAGGCAAATATCCGAATCATTCGAATCTGCTGGGAAACCAATCTCTCCTGAAGAATATTCGCAAATACGTCAACGCGAAATTGAATGGTTAGAAACACATTACGATCTGAGCAGCGCCGCAGGCATTGCCTCTATCCCTGAACGTTCCGGGCTACCTCGCCCACCTTTTGGCGGTGTCACCGGAAACATTGACTACTATCTTCGAAATAAAAGTGCGGAATATGAAAACCACGGAAATATTGAACTTGCGATTCTTTGTCTCCAAAAATCAAACGCTATCCGCATGGCATGCCGATCAGGCTATCGAAAAAGCGATTATTATCGTCTCGTTCGTTTACTAGCTCAAAACGGCTTTGTAGAAGAAGCAAAAGCCGAAAAAGCTAAAATTGACCGCTTTTTTGGGAAAGAAGAAACTGACGCCTTTGTAAACAAAGATAAAGAGCTACGAGACAGCGTTTTGCAAGCCGCAAGAGCCTTGCACACTGACCTTGTAATCATGTCTTCACACGAAAACAGCTGCACCGAGTGCGCAAAATATCAAGGGCGTGTTTTTTCACTTTCCGGGAAAAGCTCAAAATTCCCCAAGATACCAGATGTGTTTTTTACTTATGGAGCGATTCACGAGGGATGCAGGCATTCATTCTCCCCATATTGTGATGGCATCAGTTCCGCCCCATTGAAATACACGTTATCCATTCAGAAAACTTCTAACAAAAAGCATTCCAAAGACATAGTTGCGTTCAGCAATCGTCCTTTCGTTGATGACCGTCCACCAGAAGTCATAGAAGAAGCCGCTCGATTTCAAGACGAGCTAAAAGCCGAAGCTCAAAAGCGGCAAATATATTATGATACCATTATTGAAAAAGACGCAGAACGATGGCAATACAAACGAGAGTTTAACTGGATCCAATCCAATTTGCCAGAACTATGCCCAAAATCGCTTAGCGGTTATAGACGTATGAAATCGCAAAACACAAAGAACTATCAAAGGATTAAGGCCTTGGCAGCAGAAAAAGGCGTCAAATTATGAATGCTCAGCCTGAAATCTACGGCGCCATGTACCGCATGATCTGCAAATACGGCTGGAATTGGGGCCTCACGCGCGGCCTCATCAATCGCCGGTTCGGCACGAACTACACCGCCGATGAATTGAAAGAGCTGTACAGGCGGCATTTCTTTTCTGACGGAGAATGAAAGCGTCCCGGTGCAGCGCACCGGGACGGCAAATATGTGGGCAGTCACTGGGCCCATTTATTTTGTTGTTGCTACTCTATCGGATATCAGTTTTTGCTTAATTCCCATGATATCGTTGCGGCTGTATGTTACGCCTTGTTCTACCAGCCGAAGATATTTCATGGCTTTACTGCGAAGCGTAGTATTAAGGGCTTTATTCTTGCTGACATAATGGTAAGCGCTGATTCTGTATGGTGCTTTTATGTATCGTTCATCAATCGGGAACATGTCTCCAATCAGAAACACTCGCTCCTTCGAAGCAACCAATCCAATATGATAATAGATACATTTGCCGACGCCGCGCTTTTTCTCTTCTTTCGCAATTTTCCTTTTATAATTATCAACTTGTGAACTGATTGGAATCACCCAATCCACACCGTCGGTATCTTGAAACAGATAATAGTACGGCCTTCCTTCCTGCTTATTATCAACCCAGTATCCGTTCCCAAATTCGGTGAAGTATCGGTCTTTAACCGTATAAAGGCCATGCGCAACCAACTGCATAGGCTTCTCCTCTGTCTATAATGCAGAAGCCCCCCGCTTTCTGCAGAGGGCTTCGTGTGTTGCAAGCCTGCACTTGTATGCCGCACGCAGGCGGGCGGCAATCGTAAGCAAGTCGCACTCTTATTGGCCGCTGGCGACAGGCGGCAGTTGCAGGTGGACGCGAGATGACGAAACATGTGTTTCTTATCTTGCATAGGATGATAAACATCCTACGGTTATATTTTATGCTTTTTTCTCGGAAATGTAAACATCTAATTGCACATAATTTACTATCTTTGGTTGTCTAACTTTAACAAATATGTGCATTTTTGCACTTGACTGCTCGCTCTCTTTACTCCTTGTAAGAATCCATTCCTTTCACTGGTGCAGTGCTCTAGGGAAACAGTTAAATTTCAAAATCAAGCGTTTTTGTAATTCAACATTTCATCGCACTGTTCTCTTTACAAATTTCCGAACATTTCATTCTTATACAAAACCGCCCCGGCACCGCAACACCGAGACGGCCATTTGTTCCTCCGGGAACACATTCTGAAAAGCAGAGATGTGCAGAGGATCATGTCATTCTCATAGTAGCATATCTCTCCCCGCTTTTCAAGGAAGGGAGACACCAATGGCAAGAAAAAGGACAAAATACACGCTGCGCAAAGATGGCCGCATCGTCCTGTCTGACACCATCAATGGCGAGCGAAAGTATTTCTATGGGAAAACCGACAAAGAAGTCGAACAAAAGCGTGATGACTATATCCGTGAGTGCGAAAAGCACGCGAACGAGGCTGCTGGCAAGGGCCGGACATTCGAGGCCGTCGCCGATGACTGGTGGGAGCAGTGCGAACCGCGCCTGTCTCCAAACACCGTATGCGGTTACAGAACAGCAAAGAATCGCGCTGTGGACGCTTTCGGCGACCAGTATGTTACGGACATCACCGGTCACCAGATCGTCGTCTTCCTGCAGCGCTTCGCCGCGCGTGGCTACTCGCAGAAGGTCATCAACAACACAAAGTCCGTGATGCGGCAGATCCTCAACTACGCCTTCCTTTGCGGCGATATTGATGCAAACCCCTGCATCGGGATTCCGACCCCAAAAGGAAACCCGCGCGTACCCAGAAAGCCGACGCCGCCGGACGACCTGCAGAAAATCGAAGAATCCAAGACAGAGAGCCTGTTCGCACGAATGTCGTATTTCATGGCGTACACGGGCGCACGTCGCGGAGAAGCCGCTGCGCTGAAGCAAAAAGATATTGACCTCACCACACGGACTGCGTGCGTCGCGCGTGCCGTTGCATATTCCGACACGCGAAAGCCGGTTCTCAAATCCCCTAAGACCGAAGCCGGCGTGCGCTACCTAGACCTGCCGGATAACGTCATCGAGATCCTGCCGCACTATGACGACCCGGAGACATTCATCTTCTTCCCTGACGGCTTGCCGACAAAGACGGAGCTGGAATCCGGCCTAAAAAAATACCAGCAGAGCCATGGCATCCAATCGACTGCGCATCAACTCCGGCACGCATATGCCTCCATGCTGCACAGCGCGAATATCGATGTCAAGGATGCGCAGTATCTGCTCGGGCACTCCACCATCGCAATGACGCAGGATATCTACACCGACCTTGAGGACAAGCGCAAACAGCAGGTACACAACAAGGTCAACCGGTACGTAAAACGCAGCAGGAAGTTGTCAAAAGTGTTGTCAGAAAGTGATAAGTACTGAAAACACGTGATTCTATTGGGGTTCGAATCCCCGCTGGAGCACCAAAAAATCTCCTCGCCTTTTGGCGGGGAGATTTTTTCTGGTCGCTCCCGGGGAGTCGAAGTTTATCCCCGTCAGGGGAAATCCCCGCTGGAGCACCAAAAAATCTCCTCGCCTTTTGGCGGGGAGATTTTTTCTGGTCGCTCCCGGGGA